TTGGAAGATTGAAGAGATCATACTTGCCGCTGGACTGCTCGAAAAAGAGAAGTTCGATCAGGCGCGAGCGATCATTAATTCTTTTGGATAACGGAAAGGATCACTCATGAGCGATAGCGGAATTGACGTGCATCCCGTTGTTCGCATTTTTTTTGATACCATGAAAGCATATATACTAACTACCGAATACAATCACTATGACCAGATGGGGGAATACTTCATCGCGTGGTTCCACAAGAAACCTAGTCCCGACGAACTAAGGCAAACGATGATCGACAGAGAAGAAGAAGATTCCTGCGAGCTTTGTAGCCATATCCTAGACGGAGGAGGGCGAACGAAACGGATGGAAGACCAGTGGTATCACCTACGCGAAGTTTCTTCTGCGAACGTGGGGGTGTATAATGACTGAAGTGAAGAATGAACGAAAGGAATTGATACAACCGATTGGTTCTGAGCCTCGCCGAAATCAACCGCGATTCTCTCAATTTGAGATAGCGGAATATGTCTGCGGCTGGCTACTGGATGGGCAAATCTTGTTCACCGTGGAAGACGCTGAAATGGCCATTGGTAACGCACTAGGTCAACTACGATGTGGGCAAGATGGTTTGCTTGCTTCGCACAAAGGGAAAGCCCGTAGGTTTAATTGCCAGAACGTAGAGAGGGATAATTCCGAATAGGATCGGAGATAAAATTATGGATAATCAAAATCAACAATCGGCACCTGATGCCACAAATTCACCAGCGGCTTCGGAATTGATCCGCTCGACTGGCTCTCGACACGTATGCCCCGGTTGCGGCTGTGATGACACCGAGGAGATCGAGGGCGCTTGGAATGACTGGTGTAATAATTGCGAGACTCATTTTTATTTCGAGAATATAGAGCTTCCGCACAAGGAACGCAGTTGCGGATAGCGGCTAGTTACACGCTCGACAACGCCAACCGATGAGTCAACATTCTGGGAGGATTTAACCAATGAGTAATATTACCGACGACTCCCGCATAGCCGAGCTACGCGATTCCATGACCACGAAGCAGTTCAAGCTGTGTGAGGCGATCCTCGACGGCGAGAGGCCGTGGGAGGCTGGAAAGATTGCTGAGTATGCTTCCGAGTCCGCTACGAGCCACGCGCTGAATAATGTAAAAGTAAGTCAATACATCAGTCTTTGCAGGAAGAAGCAGTCCAGTAACGCAGTGATGACCCGAGAGGACGTGTTGAAGACGCTCGCACAGATTGCCAGTGGTGGAGGGCGCTTCTCTCAGTCTAGCGGGTCAGAGGCAACAGGAGCGCTTCGGGAAGTCAGCAAGATAAGCGGTTTCTACGAGCCCGAAAAGCAGGAGGTCTCAGGATCGCTTGTTGACCGCATCAGGAAAAAAGGACGTAGCAAATGACGCAGGACGAATACTATCGAGAGTGGCTTATCGCATGCCGCTACATCGCGCTGGCTGAAGCAGCCCTAACATGCTCGCTCGTGCCTCCTCGCAATAAACAGCGAAACGAATCCGTCAAGCGCAATCTATGCGGGAATCCCGCAACATCAACAACATCAACGAAATCAAAATTATGAAAGCATCAGAAAAAAAAGCGTGGGACAGAATTTGCCCCAAAGAATTACAGTCTGTTTACGTCGATCTAATGACGACTAAAATAGAGGATTTAGACCGTTCGCAGAGACTCGCAATCGGCCTCAGCTTATATGCTGCATCTGGGGTTATTGTTCATTTTGGTGACACGGATACGGTTTTGCATAAAGGGAAGGAGTCTTTTGGCGCTCCTAACTCAGTAGCATTTTGTAGCCTATTAAGGGCGATGGATCAAAGGTTCAATCTGAAGCGATGAGTTAGATTCGCCTCGCCATGACTATCAATTGTGGCATAAGACGATGCGTAATGAAGACTGACTACCCATCTATTGACCTCGCAGACTATGCCGTGACTGACGGCATGACTGACGAGCAGTTCGAGGAGCGTTGCGTGAGTGACGCTCTTTTTCGTATCTGCAACCTTTACAGCATTCAGATAAAGGAAGGCGGTTCTGCCGAACCATTTATCCCTAATTGGCCTCAGCGAGTCGTTCTTTATTACGTTTTCATTCTCGGTAGGCAGTGGCTTGCTATTCCAAAAGCAAGGCAGCTTGGATTTAGCACTCTTATTGCTTTAATTGCGTTCGACAAATCCTACTGGGATGAAGGTCAGCAATGTTCTATCGTTGACCAGTCCAGAGACGATGCGGAGGAAAAGTTAGCTAAGGTCAAGTTTGCGTTTAATAACCTCGATCATGAGTTGAAGATAGGTGCAGGGCTTATTACGAATCGTAACAGCGAAATGGCGTGGTCGAACGATTCAAGCGTTTCCGCTGGGAAGAATGCTCGCGGTGGAACGAATCAGCTTGTCCACATTTCAGAGCTTGGCCCGATAGCATACGAAGACCCTAGAAGGTCTGAAGAGATAATGTCTGGTGCTATTCCGTCCGCATCAGGCAGTAATGCCGTATGCTTCGTTGAAAGCACTTACAAGGGCGGTAAGGCGGGCGACTGGTATGGTATTATCCGCAGCGGGTTGGAGGTTAGTGAAGAGCTTAGGACTAAACGGGATTGGACAGTGTTGTTCTTTGCTTGGTGGCTGGAACCTAACTACACGCTAGAAGGCTCGCCTGATCGTATCGACAAGGAGCATAATGAGTATTTTGATTTATTAGCGGCAGATGGTATTGAATTAACGGCAGGTCAAAAGCTTTGGTATTACGTCGAGAAGACCACTAGACAGGGAGCACTTATGAAGCGCGAATATCCGTCTACACTCGAAGAGATGTGGTCTGTTCGTGATGATGGTCAGATTTATGCACCTATGATTGATAAGGCTAGGGCTGAAGGCCGTATCAGTAATAATATACGCTGGCATGAGCAGGTTCCAACTTACGCAGTATTCGACTTAGGAGCCGCTGAAAATACTAAATGCTTAATCTTTCAGCCTGTTGGAGATAGAATACTATTCCTAGAGGGGAAGTCTGGAGGAAGTGAAATTCAAACTCCTAAAGACTGGGGCAAGTGGTTATCGGAAAAGCCTTACAGGTATGGCGGGATTTTCCTTCCGCATGACGGAAAGACACTGTGGTATCCGATCTTCCAGCAAATGGGGATGCAGTCTGTTGCCCCGCCGCTTCCGAAGCCAATGGATGTATGGGATAACGTTAAGATCGCACAGATGCAGTTCGGGCGATGCGAGTTCTCGATTGATGGTCTTATCGAAAAGAACGGAGAGGACGATGTGGGCTTGATTGGTTCCGCTGAAGCTTGGCACTGCGCAATGGAACGAGATAATCAATCAGTCAAGGAGGTTCCTGTTCATAATTGGGCATCACACTACTGCACATGTTTTGGTTATGCTCATCAAGCAATGCACTTAGGCTTGCTCGTTGACAGGACTGCAATCACAAGCCTCCAAGGACTGCCTACAAAGCCACAGGTGAGCATGGGTAGGCGCAGGAGATGATAGCCCCAATCTGGAAAGCTAAAGCCGCATACGAGGCGTGTGAGCCTCCGTATCCGTGGGACGAGATGATTAACGCTCACCTCGGGCAAGGTTACTGCGTGAGCACTACAGAGTATTTCATTTGCGCCCGTCCAGTCGTCAAGGACGCGCCAGAGTGCGAGTTGATTGACCCGAACTTCGAGTTCCCGTTGCAACATTGCAATGCGTGGTTCGTTTACATGGCGGCTGGTAATGCACTCGCTTCACTATGGACAGTGCAACCTTTAGATTTACCGTGGGTAATCTATTACAGGCTCGATAGCTACTGTCTTCGAGTCTTCAGTAACGAACGAATTAGGAGATTATCACATGGGCAAAGGATCAAAACCAAAACCACCACCTAAAGCAGCGCCAATTGCAACGCCAACCGAGGCCGACACAGCGCAAGCAGCACGATCAAGCCAGCAAGACGAGATCAAGCGTAAGAAGCGCCAGCAAACGGTGTTCTCTGGAGGCAATGACTTCGGTTCTGAAAACGTCCTTGGATAATATGCGCAACTCTACCAAAGCAAATGCGTCCGTGGTGATCGACGAAGCGAAGGCCGCGAAGTCTCACTATGATGGAATGTGGGCAACGCTGCACCGCGCTATCGGGGATTACTACATTCCGCAGAATAGCGCTATCAACACGCTCAAGACTCCAGACACCGCAGGGTGGACGGAGGGTATCTTCGACACGACCGCAGTCCATGCAGCGCAGACGTTCACAGCAGGTTGCTATGACTACATGCTGAGTGGCGAGTTCTTCGACTTCGAGGCTCCAAAGAAGGATGGCGTATCGAATCCTATTGCTAAAGACTGGTATCACAAATGCGCTGAAATCGTCCTTGAGCTCATCAACGAGTCCAATTGGGCGCTGAAGATTCAAGAACACCTTCAAGACCGCAACACGTTCGGCACTGCGAACATCGACTTGGAGCAGGGCAAGAACGGAACGCTCTACAGCTTCGCCACTACTCAAGTCGGCAAGTTCTTTCCGCAGTCTAATGACGACGGATACATCGACACGATGTTCTACTGCTACGATTGGACAGCTAAGAAGATCGTGGACAAGTTCGGAGAGGATAACGTCAGCTCGGACGTTATGGACGCTTACAAGGACGATAGCCGCAAAGCCAAAGAGAAGTTCAAGCTCTGGCGTAAGGTTGCCCCACGTCCGCTCAAAGCTCGTGAAGCAGGTAAGATTGACGCACTGAACAAGGAGTTTGAATCGGTCTGGGTCGAAGAGAAGGCAAAGCATGTTCTCTACGAGTCTGGATACGATGAGCAACCGTTCGTTGGTTCACGATTCGCACAATGGGGAGATGAAGAGTTCGGTTGGAGTCCAGCGATTCTCATTATGCCTTCAGTGCGCACGTTGCAGGACATCATGAAATCACTGGTGACTATTGGTGAGATTTCGGTATGGCCTCGCACGATGGTTCCTGACACGCTCAAGGACGTGATCCAGTGGGAAGCTGGAGGCGTTACAGTCTATCCAGACTCCTCTGCTAATGCTCCGCAGGTATGGGGCGAACCTCGTGGTTATGCTGAAGGCAAAGACCTCGTGACTGACTTCCGTGAAATGATTAAGGACGCATACCACGTCGATCTATTCAAAGCGCTAGCAGAGCGCACGAAGACCATGACTGCAACCGAAGTTCTTGAGCTTGTGCAGGAAAAGCTCGTGAACTTCCGTCCTACCTTTGCACGCTTTACGAGCGAGACGCTAGACACGCTATTACAGCGCATGTTCAAGATGGCGTTTCGTGATGGTCGCTTCCCTCCTGTTCCACCAGAGGTGATCGTCGAATCGAATGGTGAGCTATCCATTCCAGAACCGAGGCCGACTTACGTTTCCAAGATCGCACGAGCAATGCGAGCACTCGAAAATAAGAGCACTCTGGACTTCTTGCAGCAGGTTGCATTCTTGCTTGAGGTTGATCCAATGTTGCTTTATGATAACTACAACCTTGATGCAATGATGCGCGGGTTCGGCGACAACAATTCACTGCCTACAGAATACAAGCGACCAGAGAAGCAGCGCAATGAGATCAGAGCAGCACGTCAACAGCAGGCCGAGCAACAGCAGGCAATGGAGATGGCTAAGCAGGGATCAGAAGCAGCTCGCAATCTAGGGCAAGTCCCAGCGGGAGCACGTAAAGAGTTCGCAGATGCTATCGACGTGTAAGAACTTATGTCAGAGAAACAACCCAAAGAAAACGAACGCCAGCCCACCGAGGCTGAGAAACAGGCAGACATCCACACTCAGCACCTTCACAGGGTGTTCGGGCGTGATGATGCTGACCGCAACACGTCGCAGAAGCACGTTGTAGAGATGCTGGAGAAGATTATCGACCAGCAGACCTTTCAGCAGAATCCGCGCACGTTTGAATACGATGCCACTCATGCAGCTATGCGTGAAGGCGAACGCGCTCTAGCAAGAGCATTTCTAACGGACATCAAGCGCGAGCCTGTAGTCCAAGTAGCGAAACCAACAGTAACAAAGTAAGAGGAAACAACCCATGAGTAGATTGAATAAAAGAATATCCGACCGCAGAACAGGCAACCCAGCACGCCAAGCGGAAAAAGCCCAACGCGCCGAAGCACTGAAAGCTAAAGAGCCAGATGATTCAGCTAAAGCAGAAGGGAGTGCGAAATAATGGTTGAAGAAATAACACCAGTGGAGCCAGTCGCTCCCGTTGAGCCCTCTACCACTTCTACACCGTTCGGATCGTTCTACAACGAATCTGGGGTCAACCGTGAGGCAGTCGAAGCTCTTCCCGAAGATGCTAAGTCTATTCGCTCGCTGATCGAGAAGTATCCAAGTGAGGCCGAGCTTTACAAGGGCATCCAGCATCTACGTGCTACGGCATCCAGCAAAGGGCTTGAACGCTTATCCGCTGATGCGGATGACACCGAGGTTCACCGTCACAACACGATGGTTAAAGAATACTTCGGTGTTCCAGATGCGGTCGATGGCTACGGTGTTCAAAAGCCAGAAAACATTCCCGATGAAGTCTGGGATCAAGAAGGCACAGACGCGCTGCTGGGCATATTGCACAAGCACAACGCATCGCCCGAACTCGTGAAGGCATTAGCCGCGCATCAAGTGGCAGGCTTCGAGGCTGAGATTGCCAAGGCTCCACAACAAGAGCAGGCTCGCATCGACGATGTGAACAAGCAGCTTGCCGAGGCGTTCGGTAACGATCTACCCGCAATCAGTCAAGAGGGCTTGAAGGGGCTTGCAGCGCTCGGAATACAGGTTCCAGAGTCGGGCAACATCTCCGACTTGAAGATCGGCTATCCAGAAATCCTCAAGGCAGGGCAGCGCATGACGCAACTCATCTCTGAGGACACTGTGAGCCGTGAGGCTAATCGCGATAAGGCTGGCAACAATGCTGGCTCCTACAAGGAACAGGCGAAGGCGATCAAGGCCGATCCAGCCAATCCGTTCAATGCGGACTTCAACAGCGAAGACCCAGCACGCCAGAAGAAGGCGCAAGCTGAGTTCAACCGCTTGATGAATCTGTCTGATGCGCTTGGAGGTGGTCGATAATGGATACCACTAAGAAAGCAACCCTAGCGGACGTTTCAGAAGCGTGTGGAGGCGTTCACCGCAACACTGTGAGCAAGATACTGTCTGGCACTTACACTGGCGACATCGAGACGATTAAAGCCGTCAAGGATGCAGCTCAGCGTATCGGCTACAAAGTGACTCGCACAATCGCTCCTCGTGCTCACGGCGTATCCCGCAAGGAAGACTCCGCGACTGACGACGAATTGCCTAAAGGCGTGAAACTCTACGAGCCGAAGACTAAGCAGACGAGCAATCACAAGTGGACGCTGGAATACAGCATCAAGTGCGCTTGTGAATGGGAGTTCGATAAGGACGCAGACGGACACCCTATACTTGAGTCGAAGAAGGCTGTTGACTACGAAACCCGTAACTACAGCCAGTGCTTGCCGAACCGCCCTACGCTTCGAGAGATCGAGCAACACATGTCGCAACAAAGAGCGCTTATCCCAGAAGCGGTATAGCTCGACGCAACATTGCATACACAGCCTCACCTTTATCGGTGGGGCTTTTTTGTGGCCTTATCCCTTGACCGAAACATTTCGAGGTTGCACGTTGATTTCAGAGAGAAGCGGAAAGATACCTGTTTACAGCCTTGAAGCCTTTCGTCCTGCTGGGGGAGATTCCAGTATGTCGTAGGCCAGTCGAATGACTGATACCCGATGACGATCCAACAATCGTTAATCAATAATACAGGAGAACACATACTATGGCTTACAAAGCTTTACCCGCACACTTCCGAGAAGATTTCTCGACCACATGGGAGGCACGAATCGCACGTCGCGTTTCTGACTTCTACGGACTCGTCAAGAAGGTCGATCTAAATGGCTACAAGAAGCGCTACAACCAGTCCGAGATTCTGGATATGCAGCGCAAGACAGGCCGTGCTCAGAAGACTCGCATCTCGGAGCGTCAAACCTTCTTCCGCTGGCTCTTGGCTCACGAGGTTGACCTCGCTGAAGTCCTTGACGAGTGGGACGCAAAGAACCTTGGAGACATTGCTCTTCCAGATTCCGACATCATGACTCAACAGGTCGATGCCTACAATCGCGAGGTTGACCGCACGATCAAGGAAGCGGTCGAAGGACTCGCAACCGTTGGTGCTGAAGGCACGAGCACTCAAGCGCTCACTCAGGTTGTCGATTCCGACTACGCTGATGGAGCAACTGATGCAGGCTTGTCGCTCAAGCAAGTCATCCGCGCTAACCGCTTCTTCAAGGACAACGATCTAAAGCGTGCAGCTCGCTGCTTTGCCTTCGATCCAGAAGCAGAAGACAACCTCCTGCTGACCGCTGAAGAAGTGAAAAGCTCTGATTACGTCATCGCTGGCGCAATCACAGCAGGCAGCATGGAAGGCATGACTTGGATGGGCTTCCAGTGGGTCTCCCACACAGGCTTGACTCAAGTGGCTGGTGGTGGTGGTCAAGGTGGCGACATCGTTCGCAACTTGGCATGGGCTAAGGATCACATCCGCTTTGCAGACGGCGAACGTCGCGCATACGCTGATGTGCTTCCAGAGCGCAGTCACGCATTACAAATCCGCACAACCGCTCGAATGGGCGCTTACCGTAACGAAGAGAAGGCTGTCGTGGCTATCAACTCTCTCGTAACCGCCTAAATCTTAGGCCTAGAAACATAGGAGAAACATATTATGCCAGACTTAACACTCACAACCGCAACTGCCGCAGTGCAGAATGCGCCCACCGCGAAGAACAAGCTTTCCACGGTTCGTGGAACGCCAGATCATCGCGTCGTAGTTGACACCTTCACTTGCGCAGGAGCACTTGCAGCAGGCGACAAGATTCGCGTTCGTATCGTGCAGGGAGGCTCTGAAATCCTTCCTGTCCTGTCCGACATCGTTGAATACACCTTTGCTATCGAGCTGAGGCTTGACGTTGGTATCTACGAAGTAGCTGCTGACCGTGGTATCGGCGCAGAAGTGGACGGTGACAACCTCGCTGATGGCGTGGACTTCGCGGGGGGCGGCGTTTACGCTGCACGTCCTTTAGCAGTCCCAACCGTCCAGAACGAATACTGGATCGTTGCCGAGGTGAAAGCCGTCACAGGCAACACTAACGCTGGCCAGACGATTGACTTCTACACGGCGATCAACTCTGCGAACTAAGTTCGCTTTCATAATGGGTTAGTTTAGGCCGCAACTGGAAACGGTTGCGGCCTTTTTACTTTTACAACAGAATCACATGAACAAGACCGAGATAGCCAACCTAGCACTTAGCCACGCACGAGAGCAGTCTCTCAATGGCAATGTGGACACAACCGACGAGCTGATGGCTGAAACCGTCCTGCTGCATTACGAACAAGCCCTCCGCGAGATGCTAGGCCGAGTTCGCCCCCGCTTTGCTCAAGGCCGCAAAGGTCTTGCAATGAATGCAGCGTCTCCAGACTTTGAATACGCTCATTCGTTTATCCTGCCAACTGACTACGTTGAGATGGTTCGCTTCAACGGTGATGAAGTCATGGTCAACGACGACTTTTATGAGATCGAAGGTCGCAACCTGCTTACCGACGAGGGGCAGGCGAAGATCGTTTATATTCGATACGAGACTGACACCTCACTCTACGAAGCCGAGTTTATCGAAGCCTTCGCATTACTACTGGCATCAAAGATCGTGAATGCTCGCAGGGGCGATAAGGAACGCGCTGAGTCTCTTCTAGTGCAGTCCGAGCGTAAAGCCTCAGAGTCCAGCACTAAGGCCGCTCAGAGTAGCCGTAGATACAACTCACGCGACAAGGTTCAGCGCTCTTCAAGGTGGACAGGTTCGACAAGACGCAAGAGCACGAACGAAACAACGAACGGAAATACTGGAGTAAGCTACGATGCCTAAATCACGGAAAGATATTTATCACCTAAACGCTGGTGAATGGTCACGCAAGGTTTACGGTCGAGTCGATCACGAAAAGCATTCAAGCGCGTGCAGGCAGGCAAGGAATGTGATAAGCTGGCCTCACGGAGCTGTAAGCAAGCGCAAAGGGTTTGAACTCGTAGCACCAACGAAATATGACGATAAGATTTGTCGTCCTGTTCGCTTCCGCTTCAGCAAATCTGACACGATGTTGCTTGAGATGGGGCATGAGTATGTCCGCTTCCATGTGAACGGTCAACAAGTCCGTGAAGCTCCTACTGGCATCGGCAGTATGAGCGCTGCAAATCCAATCGTAGCTACTGCAACGGGTCACGGTTACAGTGACGGAAACGAGATTTACTTGCAGGGATTTGTCGAGATGCCAGAGATGAACGAACGCTGGGTAAAGGTTGCCAGTTCTACGTCCGATACATTCGAGATTCAAGACCGCGATGGAAATGACATTGATGGTAGCGCGTGGACAGCCGAGGCAACTGGAGGGACGGCTGAAAAGGTTTACGAGATTGCTTCGATCTACACTGAAGCCGACTTATACAATTTAGACTATGCACAGAAGAATGACGTGATGTGGTTCTGCGATGGGGCGCATCCAGTCCAGCAAATGATACGATTTGGGCTCACAAGCTGGACGATCAGCGAATACGAGTTCGCCTTTCCTCCTGCGCTTGATCCGAATGTCGAAGCGGGGCAACTGCTTGAAGTTGACGCAAAGACTGGCACAGGGGCAACCATGACTGCGGGTGGGCATACTCCATTTAGCTCTGCTCATGTAGGATCGTATTGGGTTCTTCGCCACTTTCGCAAGTCTTCTGAAGTCACCGCTTCTGGAGTGACAAACGCTATTAAGGCAATAGGCAATCTGACACTAGAGACATCTGGCAAATGGAGCGGAACCGTCATCGTCTATAAGGCTCAAGTTCAGTCTCCGAACCTTGCGACTTATACGGCTTCCGAGTGGACTGAGGTGGGTTCATATACTTCTAATAATTCTACAGATGGCGACGGTAAGAATTTCAACGTAAGATTTACGCAAGATGATGAATCTCGATACTATCACATGGGCGGTAGCGTGGGAGACGCTAAGGCAACCCTACGGTCTGAAGCAGTATTGATCGAAGGAGCCGTCAAGATTACGGGATTCACTAGCGCTACAGAGGTTACGGTGGACATCGTAAGGGAGCTTGAATCTACTGACATAACCGAAGACTGGTCTGAAGGCGCATGGAGCAGATTACAAGGATACCCACGAGCAATGTGTTTATTTGAGAAAGCCATTTGGTTTGCCAACACGAGCGCATACCCTCAAGGCATCTGGAAATCGGAAACAGACCTCTTCGACAGCTTTCAACTTGGAACTGACGACACAAGCGCACTATTCATTGAACTGGATTCTAAAGAGCGAAATGACATTCTCTGGATGGTTGACCAAGATAAGCTCATGATCGGCACTTCTGGGAGTGAGTGGACGCTAGCGGGAACTGATTTGAACTCTGTAATCTCTCCTACAAACATCGTCGCCCGTAGACAGGAGAACAAAGGCTCTCAAGCAATCCGTCCAGAGACGGTTGATGATGTTGTGATGTATGTGCAGCGTGGAAGCTCTCAGAGCCTCCGTGCGCTGTCTTTCAGTATTGAGAGAGACAAGTTTCACGCGCTCGACATGCAAGAGTTCAGCGATCATTTAACAGCAGGTGGATTGCGGTCTATCGCTTATCAGCCAACGCCAGACCCCATAGTATGGTGCTGCACTGGAGACGGTAAGCTTTTGTCGTTTACATACGAGCGAGATCAAAATGTCTACGCATGGAATCCGCATGATACAGACGGAGACTTTGAGGGCGTAGAAGTTATCTACGGATCGCAAGATGACGAGGTATGGGTTGCAACCAATCGCACTATATCTGGAGTCACGCGCCGCTTCCTCGAACGAATGTCTGGAGACTACAATCCTTCGTTATCGCTCGATGACCGCAGCATTAAGCAGGACGCTCAAATAGCATTCTGCGTTGATACGACTGCAAGCATGAGTGGGATTATTGCCGACATTCTTGAGTTAGCTGACCAGATAGCATCTGTTTACGGTTCAGCTTATCGAGACGTTCAATTTGCTTTGATCGGATTTAAAGATGAAGATGACAGTCCAGTGTTCGAGCCGAACCTCGACTTCACGAGTTATACCTCATTTAAGATTGCTTTAGAGGGAATTAGCACAAGTGGTGGTGGAGATGGCCCAGAGAATGGCTACGGATCAATCGTGCAGGCTTGTAATTCATACTCATGGAACGAACGATACGCACACGAAGTGCTTATGTTTACTGACGAATCGAGCCACGAAAGGGGAGCTACGCAATCTCAAGCATTGAGCGCACTTAACTCGATTGACGCTGTATTCCATTTTGGAACCGTCAGTAACGCTGGATACCAGTTCTTGTCGGATCAAACGGGAGGCTTTAATTTCAATAGCTTAGAAGACTTCCTATCAAAACTTAAAACTTCTACGACAGTTCCCGAATCGGATTCTAAAAAGCGCTTCGTTGATTGCTCTAAATACTACGATCAAAACTCTGACTTGACGATTCGAGGGCTATGGCATCTTGAGGGAGAGGCCGTAGAAGTGCTGGCTGATGGCTATCACGTTCAAGGTTTAACCGTGACGAATGGGGCAATCGTTTTCGATAGTTTATTCTCGACCGTCTTTGTCGGCTTGAAATATGAAGTATTCGTTCAACCGCTTCAGATTAATGCTGATAGCGTAGTCGGTTCGTCAACTGGCTACACGAAGGTTATGAGTTCCGTCTATGCTGACTTGATCGACACGATAGGACTGAAGTATAGCGACGGATCGAAGAGCGCTGATGGGGCTATAAAGTATCGAGACGTGACGTTTCGAGGGGGCAATCAAGACCAGTCATTACCACCTCAGCTATTCAATGGTGAGGTCGAGTTGATAATGAACACAGGACACGAGCGTGACCCGATTCTTATCTTAAAGCACGACGCGCCACTGCCATTCACTCTTGCTGGATTGATAATTCACTACGATGTTACGGGCGAATAATATGATGCAACTTAAACCATACGAAGAATGCAACCATGCAACCATTGAAGCGTGGTGGATAGCTCACGAAGCAATGTCGATTCCACATGCAGCGCTACCAAAGACAGGTTGCATTGCAGTTAACGAGGATGGCGTTCTCTGTGCAGCAGCTTGGCTGTATCTCGACAATAGCGTTCCAGTTTCATTTATGTCGTGGATGATTGTAAATCCCGCTGCTCGCTCTATGGAAAAGTTCGACGGACTGAACCATTGTATTCGATACCTTACTGACCACGGCGAAAACCTTGGTTACGGCGTAATGGTTTCGATGTCCGCAATTCCATCTATCTCTAAACTAATGAAGCTGCATGGTTTTGAAATTGCGTCTAAAGGCGTGGAAATTCTTTTAAAAGGTTAATCGTATGGCATTCGCAGCAGTTTTAGCTCCAATCCTTACCGTAGTCGGAACAGCAGTTTCGGCTTACGGGACGTATCAATCTATGCAGCAGCAGAGCGATATGTCCAAATATAACGCTCAAGTTGCAGAGTCTCAGGCCGAGCAGACGCGCCTAGAAACTTCTGAGAGGGTAAGCCGCCAGCGCAAGGAGAACGACCGCTTCAAGAAGCGCCAGAGGGCAGTATACGCTAAATCTGGGATCACATCGACTGGCACACCGCTATCCGTAATGAGTCAGACAGCAGCCGACCTTGAACTGGCCGCACTGGATACCGCCTATGCTGGGGAGTCCAGAGCGCAGGCGCTCATGCAGCAGGGCGCAGTGAATCGTTACCAATCGAAATCAATTCGTCGCGCTGCACCGCTTGCAGTGGGAACTACGCTTCTCGGTGGAGCCAATCAATTAGCAAGAATGAAACTCTAGCATGGCAAATATCCCATTACCTAAAACTTCTGACGTTAAGAGCGCCACTGGATACCAGCAGGTTGATCCATCGACGGGAACCGCGCCTTACCGCGCACTGGTCGGGGCAGGCGGGGCTATTGCTGAGACTGGAAAGACGTTTCATATGTTTGCTGAGAAGCGCCAGAAGCTACTCAACGATGCCGCAGAGTCACAGCTCGACTTAGAGATGATGCGAGCGAATGGTGAGATCGACGAATACGCCTTAAAAAACCAGCAAGACCCAGACAGTATTCGCACGTTTGCCGACGAACGATTAGGCCGAGTCTGGGATGGCGTAGATCGAAAGAAGGTTGACGGCGAAGCATACCAATTGCTGAATCAAAAATACGCACACCAAGCTGAGCGAACCAAGATTGGGGTCAACGGCAAGGTTACGCAAATGGAAGTCCAGAACGCGAATGCTGTGTTCTTCAATCAGGCCGAAGCAATGCGACGTGCAGGCAATCCGCAGGCAGCATTTGACGCGCTCAAGAAGATGTCTGTAAGCGATGCCGAGCTTCACGACAAGATGGAAACTATCTTCTCTGAGGGAGTATCATTTGAGGTGGGAAGCCGGATTCAGTCAGCTTACAATTCTACGGACATTGAGCAGCTCGAAATGCTCAAGGAAGAGCTTGAGGCTAAAGGTGATGATGGTCGCCATTCGGCTTACGAATACACGATCAATCACAATGGGCAGGACGTTGCTGCTGGAGGTTTAAGTATTGGAGCACGTCGCCAGTCGATTGAGGAGATTGATTCAAAGATTTCACGTCTTGAAGTTTCAAGCGTCAGAGGCCAGCGCAAGGCTATCAAGACTTACTACAAAGAAGACATTATGCAGCTAGACCCGAACCTTCCAATTGATGTTCGCGAGTCGCTAGAAGACATTAGGATCGGAGACGTGGGAAAGCTTGGAATGTCTAGCGGAGAGTTCATGCAGTTGCAGCGTCAAATAGTCGAGGAGCAATCACTGTATCTCGAAGATGAAAATCATTTAGGGATGAAAGAGTCGGATCGCAAAAAGCTATGGAAAAGCATTGAGTCGGCTGGGCTTTCTGAGTCGGCGCAGATGGCTCTAGTTCGCCGCATGTTGTCAGTTGAAGAACTGCGAGCTGGCAGAGACGAGATTCGCGGAAACGGAATGAAGGGGTTCTTTGTCGATCCAGACATTCCAGCTTTCAAGCAGAAGATTCAAGAGTCGCTAGTATCCCGATACACTCGTGAGGCTGATCTGATTATTGAGGGTCTAGGCGAAGGCCGAAGCAGTGAGCCGTTTTTAGGTTTCGTCGAAGCGATGGATGAGCTTGAGCAATCGCTCGAAGGGCTAGACGAAAAAGACGCCGAGAAATTCATCAAGACGGAGGTTCCTGCTTTATGGAATCGCCACATGTCAAAGGCTACGCAAGAAGCCCTCGACACTATCATGTTTAAGTAATTATGGCTGACCAACTTCAAGACTACTTCACCTCTGGTGATAACCGATTCAATATACTCTCTCCGAAAGGCAGGGAGTTTTATGATCTTCAAGACCCAGAGACACGCGATTCCGAGATGGACAAGCGGCACGCCTCTATGTGGCTTGCTAAGCGTGCGTTCGGAGATGTTAATCGTTACCAAGACGTGATGGACAACTTTGACGACTTCGCAGGGCAAAGCTTCGATAGTTCTGATCCGAGCAAAGTTTATGCAGAGATCGGGAAGACGTATGCTGAGATGCAAGGGAAGCGGCCTATTAAAAGCAAAACTCCCGTCTTAGACAAAGCGCGATACGCATGGGATGTCCCTTCGCTAGGTGTCGAAGGTTTAGGCAGGGGAACCCGTAAACTTGCCGCTGCAACAGAACACGCCATTGGTGACACTAGCCAAGTTGTTGGAGACTTCATTGAAAGGGGCGCAGAGTCACTTGCCTACAGCCTAGAAATGACCGACGAAGATCGGATCGAACTCATGGATTACCGTGAGAAATTACGGAATGCTACAAGCGAAGAGGCAACAACTGGCATCGTAAAATCTTTGCTCGGTGGAGACATGTCTGTATCTACTTTTGAAGATGTGTCAGCGTCCCAGAACGCCGTCGAGGAAGAGTTTCGAGGCAAGCTTACTGCTAAGGTTGAGGAGATCGTAGCGCGAAGTAAGGAAGGCATTGTAGGAGGGTCGCTTGATTTCACTGCACGAACGGGGAATTGGGTTAAAGAGTATGGGGAAGAGGCCAGCAAGATTGGCGATTGGATAGTCGAAATAGATAAAGAATATGGCGACTTAGAATACATCGGTGAAAACGTCAGAAGGTCTATCGTAGGCAAAGCAACTACTGTGATTTCCGAGTCATTGCCAATGATTATTTCATTGATGAATCCAGCTACGTCTCCGCTCGGAGCGGCAACAATGTATGAGTATGTAAGGCAAGCTGAAAAAGAAATGGTAGAGGCAAAGGGCGAAGTCTTCGATCCGAAAAAGAACTACGGTTCCCGAGCATTTCTTACGGCAGTTCAAATTGCGATTGAACGTAAGCTAGGTGTGAATCGAGCGGCAGATAAAGTTTTCTCTATGTTTAAAAACAAGAGTGTTCGCGAGACTGTTGCTTACATGGGGAAAGTTGAGAATTTAAAGGCAGTATTAAAGGCCGCTGGAATGTCTGGCTTAGAAGAAGCCGTTGAAGAACCTCTACAGGGAGCGGCTGAGGAGTTTCGGAATATGTTTATTGACGATGACTTTGACATGACCCTTGAAGAGTTTGTTAAAGCTCGTGGGGTAGATGCCTTCTACGGAGGTATCGCGGGATTTGTTATGGGTGGAGCCGTGACATTCAAGGGCAACCAAGATGTCAAAGCTGAGCTTCAACACGATTTCATGGCTAAAGACGGAACTCCTTTCGGCTTTAAGGAAATGAGCGGATCGTTGCGCAGAGTTCGTAGCGATAAAGAGCTTCGACAAATGGGTGAAAGCGCTGGCATAGGCGACACTATTCTAAAGGCGGCAAACGGCGACAAGGCAGCATACGACACCTACAAGGACAGTATGCTCGAAGCTATTCCCGACACAGAGATCGTAGCAGGCAACCGACACGATACGGATCAAGTTGTATTCACGCACAAAGGTTCGACCTACGTGTTTGACGAGTTCTCTGGTAGCACTGCTATCGACCTTGAGAATGCGACGACAGCAGAGCAGGTTGAAGCCCTTCAGCAAGCAACTCCTATGCTTGCAGCAGTTCGCGAACACAATGAAGCAGTCGAAGCTAAAGCGCCAAAAGGAACATACGTTGTTCCAGTCATGGTTGACCTTCCAGCTTCCTCTGATGGTGGAAGAATCCCAGCAGGTCGAGTCGAAGCGCCTGCTCAATCCGAGAAGGGTGGCAAACACCTTTTAATTGACCCTATCACGAGTGAGCCTATCGGTGAATTTGACACGAAAGATGCCGCGAATAATGCCGCATGGGAGTGGCAACAAACTAAGCTTGATGAACTAGCGGGTGCTACCAAGTCCACACTTGATTATTTAATCGGCCTGCACGGTGGACAATCTGCTGATGTCGTAAAGAATCAAAGCCTTCGAGCGATGGTTGACATTGGTGAAATGACACGAGATCAAGCCGTCTCTACTGCGCGATCTTCAGCTCCAAAGATCACGCAAGGCATGACTGACGATCAAGTTCTCGACAACATGAGCGTAGCGGGAACCTCTACAGCATCCCTAGAAGGCGTTGAGCTGATCGCATGGCTCTCTGGGTTGACTTCGAGTAGTCGTGGCGAGGTAAGTGCAGCGGATCACGTAGCGCGAATTGCAGTGCTTGGTAAGAGTCCGCAGGCTGTCTTCACAAAGATCGGCAAAGCGGTGAATCGCATTTCAAATAAAGCTTCACCGCTGGCTCCTATCGAGGAAGTTTCCGAGTCGTATCTGAAGCTTCTGTCTATCGCAGACGGCGCTGAAGCTGGCACGCTATCCCCAGCAGTCCGCAGCATGGTGATGAGCTGGCGCGAGCAATGGGAAGCCGAGACAGGTAACGATGGCGGCGAAGGCTACAACAAGTCTGACAGCGGACTAATCGAATGGTTTTCTAGTCGCACGATTGATTACGTCACATCGACCTACGCGATGAATGACAAGGCCGCAGAGCGTGCTCTATTCCCAGACGAGCTAAAAGGCTTCATGGCTCTAGTTCGTCGCTTCGCCAAGGTCATCTGGGACAAAGCAGAGCTAATGGTGAAGATGCGTCGAAACGGAAACCTTCCGCAAGACATGGAAGGTGCTATGCGGAAATTGCTTGGAATGCCGAGTGACTTCACTATGAAAGATGAAGCAGCGCTTCGAGCTGCTGGATACGATATTTATGAAACAGACCAATCAAATAGATCACAATCGAGAGGAGACGGAAGCGGACGGCCTACGAGTGGGCAGCTTACGGCGCTTCAAGGCACTCCAAAAATCGAAGGCGCAACAGGGCCAAACGAAGCCCTCGTCAAAGTCGCAGAAGACTACGCAAGAAGTATAGGAATTGACGTAAAGCGGCAGGCTGAATACGTCAAAGTTGACGTTGATAGAGCAGCACGGATTGCGCAGGCATACGAGGAAATGGAGCACGCGCCAAGCGATCCAATAGTCCGTGAAGCGTATGACGATTTGATCCAGCAGACAATGGATCAATACCGAGCACTAGAAGCCGCTGGCTTTGACTTCTGGTTCATTGATCCATCCAACGACAAAGGTTACGGAGACTCGCCATACAACGCGATGCGTGACTTGCGAGCGAACAAGTCGATGGGAGTCTATCCTACTGAAGCAGGCTTCGGTTCTGGTGATTCAGAGTTGGACGTATCCGACAATCCGCTAATGCTAGATACGGGCATTGAATGGGCTTACGGATCGAGTGAGGGCAAGAAGCGTAGGGTCTTGGCAAACGATCTATTCCGCGCAGTGCATGATGCTTTCGGTCATGGCTTAGAGGGCTCTGGGTTCCGCGCACGAGGCGAGGAGAACGCATGGCAGGCACACATCCGCTTATTCCAAGGTTCAGCCGTAGGAGCGATGACAAGCGAAACTCGTGGACAGAACTCGTGGCTAAACTTTGGCAAGCACGGAGATCACAATCAGACCGCTAAGGTCGAAGACACTATCTTTGCAGATCAGAAGACAGGGCTGATGCCTTCGTGGACATGGGAAGAGGGAAGGGCAGCGCCAATGTCTGACGCAACATTCCAAGTCACACGCAACGCCGAAGATTCCGCATTCTACAGCCAGCTTGAACGCACGCTGGACGCAAAGATTCAAGGCAAGGCCGCAACCGCACAGCAAATCAAGGGACTACTAGACCCGAAGCACGGCATCAAAGCCGACGAGGTGAAGTGGAGCGGGATTGAGCAGTGGCTCGACGACAACAAGGACTCGAAAGGCAAAGTCGCTAAGGATGACTTGATGGCGTATCTGCGTGATGTAGGACGTGTGAAGTTCGAGGAGGTGACTCGTGGCAACGGCAACTTGAAGATCGACTACGATAGCCCATTCGCTGTCCCTCGTGTTATTGAGCTAGGCAAAGAGTGGCAAGGCGAAGCCGACGATGCGCTAGCGCTACGAATCGAGAACGACCGCGAGGCATTTGACCAACTAAAGGCACTCGACCCTCAAATCGTGCAACGTGAAGACTGGGCAGAGACGGTTGCGATGAATGTGTTCTACGGAACTGGCAACGCGACGGATACCCGATACAGCAGATACGTGCTGCCGAACGGCGAGAACTACCGCGAGGTCGTGCTGACCATGCCAGTGGTTACTAAGGGTCTTGTGACGTTCGATGCTGAGAAAGCTAAAACCCTCCTGTCCAGTGGGGTCAAGGTTGCTGGAGTCAAGGATGGTATCGGAGTCCAACGGGTTGATTTCAATCCAGAAGCAGGGACAGCAAGATCCACATTGGACGAATATACTGAGTTTGCTACTTTGGATGATGTAATCGCTCACAATGAGCGGCTTGCGGAATCAAGGCAGAAGCGTTCAAGCGAATACACATCCTCGCACTTCGCTGACATTCCGAACTACGTCGCACATATGCGATTAAATGAGCGCGATGGCGGTCTGTTCATCGAGGAGCTGCAATCGGATCGCCATCAGACGGCAAGGAAGAGCGGTTATCGTGGCGACACACCGGAAATTTCCGCTGAAGAAGCCTTAGCAACACGCGATGAGATTTACAGGGCGCACGACGCGGGGGAAATAAGCCGCGAAGAATTCATTCGCCGAATGGAGGCATGGAAACCAAAAACTTCCGTGCAAGACCTCATCGCTGATGCGCCATTTCGCAAAGACTGGCATATTCAAATGTTTAAACGCGCCCTGCGCGATGCCGTAGCATCTGGCAAGTCATGGATCGGCTGGACTACGGGCGAGACGCAAGCGGGTCGGTATGACTTGAGTAAGCAGGTTGAGTCTATCGAATATAAGAAGAACGGAGAAAATTACACTGTTGGGGTGAATGGTCAGAGTCGCCAATCGATCTATTACAACCATAAGGCTACAGTATCCGAACTGTCGGACACTATAGGCAAGGAGCTTGCGCAGAAGATCGTCGATACAGCAGTTGAAGGGGAAACCAAAAAGATAGAAGGAAACGGACTCAAAGTCGGCGGCGAAGGCATGAAGGGGTTCTACGACCGTATGATGGTCAACGATGTAAATGGATACCTCAAGAAGCTTGATTCAAAGAACAAGCCGAAGGTCGAGGCTGGTGTTATTGAAGAACAAGTAGGCGGCTGGTCTGTTGTTGACAGTAAAGGCAATCAAGTCGTTGACGATGTTTATAATTCTGAGTCTGACGCAATGGTTGTAATGAGACAGCGTGGCATGAAATGGTCAGAAGGTTATCGAGCGGCCAATCAAGGCGCAGTAACCGCCCCCATCCATCGCGTCACCATCACCGACGCAATGCGCGATTCCGTGCAGCAGGGGCAACCGACATTTCAAGTTGTTCCAATGGTTCATTTCAGCCGAGTCGCTGGCCTTGATTACCTTGATCCTAACTTCCACGGAAGCGGTATCAACGGGACGGAGAAGCGGCTAAAGCAGGAGTATCCAGACCTGTTCATGGATCGCATTTACATTGGAACTGACGACTATGAAAAAGAGCCGAATCTTCCAGACAACTTTTACGCAATGAAGATCGAAGAGGGATTGCTTTACGACTTCGAGAATGACCCAGAAGAGTTCCGATCAAAAGCGGCCTTGGACGTTCGCCAACGCAAAACTAAGTATGCTCCATTCGACAGCCGTGCTGCTGGATTGATAGCTGAACGCAAAATCATTGACGCAGGGTATCTGGGTTACGTGGTAAAGGGTCGTGAGGCGGCTGCAATCTTTCACCGCATACCTACAGGCGAAAGTCTTACCTCTGAATGGTGGAGTGATATTAAGGCTTACCGCGAAGGAAAGGCCGCGAGCTTTACGTCTCGTGTGCAAGAGCAACTAGACCGATTGAAAGTGGTTCCACGAAAAGACGAGGACGGCGCAACGCTCAATGTTGACGGAACAAACTACGAAGGTGGTGGCCTTGTAATAACCGTCAACTCCGTGAACACAAACTCGTGGACAATCACCCCAGCAATGGTTCAATCGTTCTTGGAGTCTAACCGTGAGGTCATCTTTAGCAACGCATCCAAGATCGGGCTATACAAGTTTCCCGACTCGGCAGACATTTTAATTGACTTGAATGTGGTGGTTCCCGCTGCGAATAGAGCTGTAGCGCTTGAGTTCGGTAAGCTGGCAGGCCAAGAGTCGCTATTCGATTTGGACACCCCTGAGAATGTAAAAACTGGTGAGTCTGGCGAGTCTCCGATGTCATTTACTTTTGAGCAGTATCGAGAGATTGCAGAGTCACTTGAAGCAGGGGTATTGCCACGAGCTGTTGGAGGCGCTGGTGTTGTCATGTCACAATCACTTCCGCAAGAGCCGACATTGCAGATTACAGTCTCCGATGAAGTGTTCAACGCTCACCACGGTGGCAGCGCTGAAGTCGTCCGAATGGAAGCCGCAGAGCGCGAGTCAAATGAGCAACGCGAAAAACTGGATATGCCATACTTCGCAGAAGAGCAGGCACGCCAGCGGAAAAACCTAGAACAGCTTAAAGGCGATTTCAGCGAGAGAGGACTCTTAGGATGGCTTTACGCACGCAACGGCTTGTCGATGGGTTCACGGCTCCGCAATGTGCATGTTCGCATCTTCAGCCGAATGCGCGAATACAGATTGAACGTAAGTCAGCGCAAGATGCGTTACAGTGATCGAGTTCAGCCAGCTCGTGACCTATACCGTCAACTCGACAAAGCTGACCGTAAAGCGCTGGGCTTGCACCTAGCGAACGGAGACCAAGAGCAGGCAATGCTCATCATGGATAAGGTCGATGGACTAACGGAGGCGATCCGTCAGACCCGAATCGTGCTGGATGAAATCCGTAGATACGCAATTGCATCTGGATACGAGATACCAAAGCGCGATAATTACTGGCCTCGCTGGTTGCAAGATCGCGACGGCTTACTTGCTGAGTTCGGCATGGAAGTTAAAGGTATCTTCGACACGGCGATTGAATCCGCAAAGCTAGAAGCATCTGCTCGTGGACACACGCTTACGGACGCTGACAAGGAAAAGATAATCGGTCAAATTCTAGCTGGCACTTACAAAGGTTCTGGCATTCCACCAAACTTCAAGGCTCGATCAATTGAAACACTTGAGCAAAGCCAGTTCGACGAGTTCTATTCTACGCCATTCGAGGCTGTTGACAGATACATAAACCGAGTAGTTGATGACGTTGAGAAGAAGAAGTTTTTCGGACAGTCCGCTATCGTCGAAGACGTGAACGGAACAAAGAAGGTTAACGTCGAGAAGTCAGCCGCATCCGTGGTCGCTGACTTGGTGTCTAAGGGTGAACTCGTTGGCGCAGAGCAGGCCGAAGTTCAAACGATCTTGGAAGCAATGCACACGAACGGGGCAATGCAAAAAGGACTGCAAGTGTTGCGCTCGCTTGGCTACATCACAACGATGATGAAATTCGAGGTGGCAATGATTCAGATCGAGGACATATCGACAGCGGTATTTACGGGTCGTGGATTTGGAAACCTTCGTTACTTCGCGAGCCTTTTCGATAAGGATGAAATGTCAATGGTTCGAGACTTTGGGCAAGAGTCGTTCAGCCAAGATTACGACGACGCGAAAAAAGGTATGGGTCGCTTTATGGACTGGGGCATGAAGAAGGCGGGAGTTGCCTTCTTTGGTCGAGGAGGGGCGAACACTCAAGTGAACTCTGGCATACGTGCATATCGCGACTCAGCGCAACGTGGTCGCCTTACGGACACACAGGAGCGCAGGCTTACGGAATACTTCGGAGGTGACGCAGCGCGGATCGCACAGCTCAAGCAAGACTTGATCGACAACGTAAAATCTGAAGACGTGGTTCTGCTTGGTTGGAATATCCTTCTGGACTTCCAGCCGCTAGATTACAGCGAGATGCCAGAGGGCTATGCAAAGCACCCGAACCTCCGAATCTTCTACATGCTAAAGACATTCATGTTGAAGAGATTCGACATTATGCGGCGTGAAGGGATTCGCGAAATGAAACTTGGAGTTGAAAAGCGAGACTACAAATTATTCCGCGACGGAATGCGCAAGCTGATGTGGCTCTATATGCTTTGGTTTGTCGGCGGGGCAACCGTGGATTTCATTCGCGATACGCTGTCTGGCAAAGAGCCGAAAGTAGATGACACCTTGGCGGCATCTGCCATCAAGATATTAGGAGTCAACCGATTCCTTTACTACGATTTTCAGCGGCACAAGAATCCAGTGTTGTCGCTTGCAATGCTTACGTCCTTCCCTGTTCCGTGGTTTCAGCAAACATACCGAGATTCCAGTTCAATCGTCACTGGTGATTCGGATTGGTCGATAGGCAACGCTGAAGTATGGCGTTCTGTTCCGTTCGTTGGTTCCATGTATTACTGGCACGCAGGCGGCGGTGAACAGCGTCAACGCGAAGAGGAGCGCAAGGAAACCCGTAGGCGTATGAGAGAGATGGGCGTGCAAATGCCCTAACCCTTAACCGTGGACTATAGCCACATTCCAACCTAATTAAAAAGCATGAGCCTTCCCGAACAAACACCACGAGTGGACGCAACATTATCCACTTCAACGGACAGCATACCCTTTGCTTACCCGTTTTCTATTGACGGCGAATTGCTCGTCGTGAGCGATGCTCGTGGCGTGCTTGCGCTCACGAATCATTACACGGTTGCAGGCGCAGGTGATGCTTCTGGTGGCACAGTCACAATGGTTGGAGCAACCGCAGGCGAGCGCATTTCAATCGTCCGCAATACAGCGAAAAGCCAGCTTCTTACCTTGCGCACGAATGGTAAATTCTTCGTTGCAGATATTGGCGAGGCGCTGGACAAGATCACTCGTATCTTGCAGGAGACAGACGAAGAGCTTGCTCGCTGCTTGAAGTCTAGCTTGAGCGATGGCACGGCACTTGTGTTACCAGATGCAGCAGCTAGGATTGGAAAGCTGATTCGCTTCGATCAGAACGGCGCATTAACACTTACTAGGGAGCTAGGCGAATGGAAAGGCGAGTGGTCGACTGCTACGGCTTATGATAAGTATGATATGTTTCGAGTGTCTGCGACTGCCTCCGTTTATCACGCTCTGACTGCTCACACTTCTGATAGTATCGTGGCTGATCTGGCATCTGGGGATATAGCGATTATCATCGATGGTAGTGCTATACTGGATGCAGCGGGCTATGCTGAGGAGTGGGCGAATAAAGCGGAGGATTCGCCTGTGAGTGTCGCTGCGGGTGGAGATGGTTCCACTGAGTTCTCAGCGCTCCATCATGCGGCTAAAGCAGCGGCTGACGTGGTGCTGACTAATGCTGATGTGGTTGCTACTAATGATGACGTGGTTGCTACTAATGCTGACGTGGTTGCTACTAATGCTGATGTGGTGCTGACAGGGTTGGACGTGGTTGCTACTAATGCTGACGTGGTGCTGACCGGGATCAATGCAGCAGCAGCAGCAGCGAGTGCAGCAGCAGCAGTAGCAATTCCAGCACGACAACTGAACCACAAATCGTTTGCGGGCGGTGTGGCCTTTGATGACACAGCAGGTCGGGCGGGTTTCCCAGATGTGACACTCTCAGGTGCGTTTTCTTTGTCTGTTCGGGCGTCTGCGGGTGCGCTTGACGGTAGCGGGATTATCGTGGGCAAATCAAACAGTGACGCCGGGCGGTTTGGCTTTAATGTATCAACCAACATGCAGCTGATGAACAGTGCTGCAACAATTATTTATCTAAATACTCCATCTACGATAGCAGTGGACACCGTGTATGACTTGCTCATAGTCCGTGAGGCTGACGATGCAGTGACTTTGTATGTCAACGGAATCGCGGGGGAAACCGAAACGTTAGCAGGTGATATAGTAATTGACCAGTTTGGGGGTCGGTTTTCGTCTACATATCTGAATGGCATCATTTCCGATTTTGCAATTTTAAACACCGCATTAACAGCAACCCAAGCGGCTGAGATTTACGCGCAAGGGGTCAGCGGTTGGCTTGCTTCTAACCCTGATTACAAGTGGGGAGCCACAGGATTTGAGGATTTCGAAAATGGGGAAAATGCGAGCACAGCGCAAGTGTTAATTAATACGACCACCTTTAATGGGACTCACACTAACTACGATGGTGCTGGTGATGCTGACAGTATTGGCGGAGCTCAAGCAGGGGATTTTTGTGCAAAGATTGTCACGACAGGGAACCACGGGTTTCAAATTTCATCAGCTGGGGCTAATGCGGCTTACACCTTTGTTTGCGAGTTGTGGTTTTACATAAAAACTGGGGATCCTAATTTCAATGTGACAAACTCTTTCGCGATGGAAATCAAACCCCAAACTAATTTTTCAGGGGATGTCACTGCTAAGGACGCTTGGACAAAAGTAAGTTTTAAATGGAAGACGGGAGTTGGGAACCCAGGAAATCTACTGGTAAGAATCAACAACGGCACGATGTATATTGACAGCATGACAATAACACGCATCGGCGCATCTCTCCACCTCCCAATGGACGAAGGTATAGGCCTACAACTTCACGACGCATCCACAAATCACAACGACGCGATTTTATCGGCGACAGGCACACAACACCTAATACCAAAAGATGCAGGCCACATTCGGGGATTCGGCCTCGATGCCAGCTCAAACGATTTTGTAGGGTCCGCATCGGTGGATTTAATCCCGGCGGACTGTGTGATCGATTCCCTCCAGATCATCGATCAGGGGGGTGAGACTTCCTCTGGCACGATCATCCAGCGGAGCGACGGATCCAATCACAATGGCCTACACTCAGGCGTTGCATTAGCAGCTGACGGCTCGATCTCAGCCGCGACCACTGCCGCGCAGATTGCCAATGATCAACGCCTCCGCACAGCAACATCTTCAGGGGCCACAAACATCGATGTGCGGGCGAACTTTAAAAAACTTAACTCATAATGAAAAATTTAAGCATTAAAACAGTTACACCACAGGGCTTTGTTTTGATAAGCGCCCGAGGCAATGAGCGTTTGTCACCTTTGCCGGATGGTGTCGAGATCCCAATGGAGGCGATTGACTTGCTATGGGACGCCGAGACCAACACGCTGACATTCAGCATGGCCAATGAACCGGACGCCGAGGGCAACCCAGTCGTTGACACTGAGCACACTTTGACTCTTTCGGATGCACAGTTGAACGCGGCTTTGGGTTTTGTTCCGCCTGTTGTTGTCCCAGAACGTGTCACAAAAGCACAGCTAAAAATTGCCTTAGTTTTGAAAGGTGTGGACCTTTCAGCAATCCTAGACCAGTTACCAGATGAGTCAAAGGAAGTTGCAAATATCCTTGTGAGTGATTCTGATTTCTTTGTTCGGTCTGCAAGTATGGTCAACACACTTGGGGGACTTGCGGGTTTTTCCCCCACAGAACTTGATGAGTTGTTCATTGCAGCGGCACTGATTGACCCTGCTAAATTGTAAACAAACACAATGACAAACTCACTACCTTACATCGCAAGCGGGTTCTTTGCCTTCTCCTCGTTCATCGGTCAAGTTCAGCCTGCTGCTGGTAGCTGGCATAGCTTGGCAATTCAAGCTGGCATGGCTGGGGTGGTTGTCCTGCTGCTGCTCAAGTTCTTTCCTATGCTGATTGCGCACTTAGAGCGGAAGGATCAAGAGCATCAAAAGATAGTGCGTGAAATAGTAACGGCCTACCGCTGCACTCAATCCGCAAGGAAGTGAAACCAATTCAAAACGACTCCTTACAGGTGCTCGGAGCCGAGCTTGTCAAACAATTCACAGGCACCGAATACTGGAGACACTAAAATGACCCAAAATACTGATCTATCAAAATCGCATATACCAACCGTTCTGGTTGTAAGTTTTACTATTGCTTGCTTAGCTGGACTCTCTGCGTTCGCGGTCTGGGGAGTTAGTGGAAACATCCGAGCTTGGCAGTTAGAATCCGAAGCCAATCTTCTTGCTTCGGTAGCGCGGGAGAGGCAACCGTTGCAGGACAAAGTAGACGAGATTTACGTGATTCTCCAAGCGCTACAAGCCGATACAGCTCTGTTCAAGAAGTCTCATTATGAGGCATTGAGAAAATCAGTTGGGCGCGGCGACCCGTGGCCTATTTACGACGACCTCTCCAGACTGGCGGGATTCCCTCTCCAGTAAACCATAAATAAAACCATGAAACTAATAACACTCCTCCTATCCCTGCTAGCCTTAGCGCTGGCCTCTGGCTGCGTGGGAACGCCGCGACCAATCAAGACCGAGCTTGGTATCACCGCTAATGCCAGTGGCATTCCACAGCTCGACTACAGCTCGGAAAAGGACGTTCTCTACAAGCGAACCTCCACTCATCCCGAAACTGGCATCCTTGAGCAAGTCGAGTTCCGAGCTGAAGCATCCAGTGCAGCACGGGCGCAGGCTGAGCGTGAGTCCGTAACAGCTCAAGCATCGTTAGCGCAAGCGCAAGCTCTTAGCGTAGCAGTGCAGGCTCTTGGCAATAACGCTACGTCAGTGCTTGAGGGTCAACCTAGCCCGAGTCCATCTAGTGACTTCGACCGTGCTCGTGCTGGCTTACCGCTACTAAGGGCAACTGAGTAATGCCGACAGCTCACCTAGTCCACGGCTTCAACGTCAGCGACGGTGGCGCTTCAACACTCGACAAGCTCCGTTCTTCATTTGAGGATCGGGGCTTTTCTGTGCTTGAGCATGATAGCCGCTGGAGCCGTGGAATCTTCCGTGACCTGCTTAGTGTGCGCTTTGGCAACGGCAATCGAGCAGATCGCCTAGCCAGCGCTATACGTCCCGATGACGTGATCGTAGGTCATAGCAACGGGTGTGCGGTTATTACGATGGCTTGCTGGCTTTTGGCACAGATGGATCCGACCTTCAAAGTTCGCTGCATGTTTCTGAATCCCGCACTCGATCGAGACGCAAGCCAGTCGCCAATCGTATCGGGAGTCCTCGTGTTCCATACCAAGTCCGACTGGATCGTTCGCGCCGCTTCATGGTTGCCGTTCCATAAGTGGGGTAGTATGGGCAGGCTTGGACACAATGGAATCCAGAAGGCCGTTTACTGGAACGTCGCATACGAGAAGCTAGGACTGCGCAAGCTAGGGCATAGCGGGGCATTTAAGCACAAAGAAGCCCTGCACTTGATTATGCAGGGCTTCGATGATTGGACGGAAGAGCTGGAGCTTTAGGGTTTACTCATCAGTATAGGTCACTACTGATCTAAGGATGAAGCTCTTCTGCCTTTTAGACAGGGTTTCATTAACGGCCTTTGCATGGGCAGAGGGCAACGTCATTGGCAGCGCAGATCGGAGCGAACACACCTTGCAGGGCTTTCTTCTCGATCCATACTTCGACGTAGTTTTCTTGGTTTTCCCATCGGTTTCGATTATAGCTCTCCATCCAGAGGGCAATCTGACGCTTCCCTTTGCTTATCTCTGCTTCGAGTTTGACTGGCTCCCATTCTGTTTCGCCAATGGCCTCGCGGTCGGTGGTCAGAAAACTTAGAGTAGCCAATGATTCCGTCGCGTCTTGAGGCGATCATTGCTCCGACTACTCGCTTATAGTGCTGGAGGGTGTTAGTCATCCCGATAGCCACGAGCTGATAGTGTAGCGCACGAATAGTTAGTTCGCCGTCCTCGTATTGGGATACGATTTCGATGCTGTTGTCGGTGATCCATTGTCTTGTGTATCGGTCTTTCATAGTTATGGGATATGATGTGTTGATTATTTAACTTCGGGCGTAGGGATAGTTGCAGCGACTTGA